AGTGCTCAAAGCACCGCGGCATTACGGTCCTAGCGTCAAGCCCATGTGCTACGCCAGTGTCCAGTATATCCACATACAACTCGCGAGCTAGGTCACAGAGGTCCTTATATCTTTGGAATATCTCTGGGTTGGCCATAATGCCAGGTTTTGCAACGACGCGGTCATCTCGCATATCGCGGTCGCCATGGACTTGAGCCGAGAAGCTGAAAAGACGGTGACGGATGAGATGAGTGGTGTCGATCATGTCCATCCCATTGACCGACCACGTGAGATTGATCGTTTCCATAGCCGTCGGCAAAAGCTCATATCGGAACAGCTCGTCGATCGTTTGGTCAATGTCATGAGGAGCAAAAACCGTTTCGATCTTGTCGTTCCACGTATTCATCAGAAACGTGGCGATGGTATCCCTAAATTGCGGGATCGTGGGAGCATGCACGATTTGAACATCGATTGCGTTTAGCTGCTCGACAACTTCAAGCTTCTCCAGCGGTTTACCGAATTTCTTAGTCGTGTGCATTGGCTGAATGTCAATGTCTTCCTTATTCACTTTTGGCATTTTTGAGTTCCTTTTCAACTAATGTTGCGTAACCAGCAATATCGTGCCAGCTATCGATATGAGTGGGGGTGATGGACAGACGAACTAGTTTCATGATGATTTTAGAAAACCAAACAATGTGGACTGAGTCTAGGGTGTTTGAGCCCCTCTGTGCGCTGTGAGTTTTGACAACCAAGTCAATAAATTCTGCCTCAGCTTTAGTCCCCATTCCAAAGTCACCATACGTGATTTCTCTTTCGGCGAGAGTATCCTCAACGCTCATAGCCACCCTCCCTTAATTTGTCTTCCAAAATTTTGACACGGCGTTCGCTGTTCTGATGAACTTGCATCATGTAGCCTTGGTTTCCCATTTTAATTTCGGACAATGAATACTGAACGCACTGCATAGCATCGGCCAGATGAACAATATCAGCTTCCACTGTGTCCTCGTCGTACCCCTGGCAAGACTGCATCAGAAGGGTTGGGAATGTCAACATGGTTTGTTTTTCGACGTCCTTGATTGCCGAAGCTAATTCCGGGTATTTTTTCTTAACCAGATGATTGACATCGGAGATCTCCATCTCAGGAAGATCATGCGCAATAGCCATCATCACAGCGGCCAGGACGTTGAACTCGTATCTTTCTTGGAGCAACATCACGGCCAGTGCGACATAGAAACTGTGCGAGGCGACACTCTCCTCGTGGATGATAGGTACCATGCTGTATCGCTTAGTGTGCTCCAGCGAATAAGCACGTTCGTAGAATTCGTCGAGTTGACGCTTATTCATAGTTGATTTCCTCCCGTGGGATCACAAGATGCTCACCGTCTGTGAGTATGAATTCCACAAGTGCAGCTTCAAGTTCATCGAATGACATTGCAACAACACCTGATGCACCGAGCATGAGATTGAATTTATCCTCAGGGCCGTGATCGATCCAAACGTAGAAAATTGGAGTGCCATTCCGATAAGCCCAACCGGCTTCGAACATTGTGCCGGTATCTTTGCCATCAGCTATACAGACCATGATGTTGGCGTCCTGCATTGCCTGTGTATTGGCGTGAAGCACCTCCTGGGGATCGATGCCGGCGCCTGGGACATATAGCAGCTCATCCTTTGGGCTGTAATACGTCATGGGTATAGCATCTAGAGTGTGCTTGACTTGTTCAAGAATTTGAAGTTGTCGCTGGTTGAAAAACGGACCAGCAATGTAGACGAATTTTTCATATGACATCTGAGTCTCCTTCCAAGACTAAGTCTATAGAGGTTTACTGTGTAAGTAAACTACTTTTTCAGCGCGTTCAATAGAGCATTTTGTAGGTTCGCTTTGCCGTCTAAAATTTGCATGATGTGCTCGTCGATCGTGTCTCGGCAGACTAGATAATGAGCCGTGACATCGTCATCAACGCCTTGTCTCCAGACCCGGCTTGTCGCCTGTTCGTGCAGTTCCTGATCCCATGTGATGCTGAACCAGCACACATCATGGCAGCCGCCATCTTGCAGATTGAGCCCATGACCGGCTGATCCCGGATGAAGGAACAAGATCGGAATTTCTCCTGCGTTCCAACCATCAATGATCTTTTTGCTTTCCGACGGCTTGGTCCCGCCTCCTAGAAATGGGGCCTCGGGGAAGGCCGTCTGAAGTCTGGACAAATCATGCCTGAATTCGTAGAAGACCAACAGGGCTTGACCCTCCAATCCCTCCACCAATTCTGTGATAGCTTCTATCTTGTTGTCATGGACAAAACCCACTTTCTGCTCCTCGTCATAGACGGCGCCGTTCGAGATTTGTTTCAATTTTCCAGACATGACTGCAGCATTAGCAGCAGTAACGATATCTTCTTCGACGATCGAGAGATATTCATCCTGCATATCTCGATACACTTTCCGCGCTGGCCTTGGCAAATCGATTAGGATCTTGTTGACCAGTAACCCTGGCATGTCTATTTCTTCTCTGCCTTTGTGCATAATGATGTCGTCGATCTGTTCGTAGATCATTCTGTCAGCTCCTGGCTGCAGTCTGTGTTCGTACCCCATATACCCAGCCGGGTAGAAATATTTGTTGCGGTACGCTGTTATGTACCGCCCTAGTCGGTCACCTCCGTCAAGGAGAAAAATTTGGCCCCATAAATTTTCTAAGCCGTTTGGGGCTGGTGTCCCTGTCATGATTACTCGACGCTTGAAATAATTCAACCACTTTTTAGCCGTTTTGAAGCGTTTAGATCTGGAGTTCTTGAAAGCAGATGACTCGTCGACACACAGGAGCCAATTTCCACCCGATGTGAGCTCCTTGACGTGGTCTGAGAACCACTTCAGCCCATCGGGGTTGATTAGATATACATCAACATCATCTGTCAGATGCTGCGCCTTCTTGGGACCGTGGAGAATGGTATGAGTGATGTCGTTGAATTGAGACCATTTGTCAATTTCACCAGGCCACACGACATGGCACACTCGGATCGGAGCAATGACCAGCATCTTGTCGACGACGCCGGCATCCTTGAGCCATTGGAAAACTTGAAGCATGATCGCTGTCTTTCCCAGACCCGGCGGGAAGAACAAGCCTGACGCTGGATTTTTGACAACCCAAGCAGCAGCCTCTACTTGATACGCGTGAGGCTCAAACTCCACGGCTTCGATGCTACCCATTTGTCTACTCCTAATTTGCCGTACACACAAGCATATCGGCATCCTCTGTTGACCAGCTTATCTCTGATGAAACGCTGCATCTTAGTCAGCTTTCCACCCGTCCTCTTGACTTCAATAAACCACACCACACCACCTGGGAAAATAGCAATTCGATCTGGGACGCCTTTTTGAGCAGGACTGCTCCACTTGAACGTCAACCCGTCATAGTGCTCCACGGCCGATTTGAAATACTGCTCAACCTCTCGTTCAAGATCATCTGTCACGATGTCTTCCTGTTGTCAATAACTTCACCTGACCGATACGACAAAGCGCCTGAAGCGAGAAGTTCGTGGTACCATGCATTGTCGTGAATAATGATTTTGTACGGCACTTCTTCGTTGAGAGGAGGCAAAGGAGCTATGATCCTCATTCCATTCCATTCGAACGAATACGTCACCGTATCAGGATGCGACTCGATGGGTTGAAAAATTGGGTCAGTCATCACAATGCTCCGATAAAATAAATTTGTACCAACGATAAATCGCGTATAGTAAAATCCCAGCGAAAACGAGAAAACCTCCGAGTATCACTGCTCCCCACCACAACATCAGAACAACTCACACTTATCTTGGTGATTACACCACCGGCAGGCGAAGTTCTGCTTTGGGAACCAATTTTTCTCATTCATCATTCGAGTAGCTTTCTTGTTCCACTTCTCTAAGCGCTCTTCCTGGTCTTTACGGTAATACACATCGGATGTGATCTCACCGCTTTTAGAGTACCAGAACTCGACATCGATCTTGTCAAGCTCCGGCTCTACCTGTAATGTCATAGTCGCGTACAGGTCCCCTTGCTGTGTATAATGATCATAGACGTTGCCGGTCTTGAGGTCAATGATAAGATCACCCAGCTGCGCGTCCAGCTTAGCCCTGATCCACGCTTTCTTTGACTTCCACGGGTCCTTGACTTTCAGTGGCTGCCAGTTCTTGTCCAACACTATAGCACCTTCGGCCGTTGCGCCTTTGGCCTTGAGGTTTCGTAGCTCCGCAGAAAAACATTCAAGATCCTTAGGCACTCCGTCGATGTTGCCGAGGAGGTATTGCTCCATGAGTGAGTGAATTCGTAAGCCATTCTCCAACGCCCAGTTAGTCTCACGCGGACCAGTGGCCAATTTATCTAGAACGTAATTCAACGGGCACTCT